AGTAGAAGCTGCACCATTTACAGTAATCGTTTCTTCAATTAGATTGAAATCATTATCTAAACCTTGAACAGTAATCGTGTGAGCACCATCGTTGCCAGGACCATCGTCAGAGCTTGCGCTATATGCATAAACTGTACTATCAGAACCAACATCAAGATATTGATAAATTCCGCCATGCATCCAAATAGTTTCTGGTACATTTCCTACATTTGGATTTCTACCAAACTTATGTATTGCACTATACCCATCAACGAGTCCACCTGCAATAGGGATATTGGAAGCAGAACCAGACGAGTTGATAATGTTGCCGTCTTTATCAGCCAGCATTACGACTTCATATATCGAAGTGCCGTTTGGTAAAAACTGATTTGAATCTATACGATATTGCGCCATAGATTAGTAGCCAGACTCTGCTTTCTTTTTGCTTTCTTTCTTCACTTTTGGATTAGTTTCAATTTCGCCGTCTTCTTCGTCGTCATCGTCATCATCTTCGTCGTCATCGTCATCATCTTCGTCGTCATCTTCTTTTTCGAAAATCATGGAAACGAATTCGTCATAACCTTCTTCTGTTGAAAACAATTCTTCCAGTGTCTCGCGCTCTTCGTCGGATGCCTCTTCTAAGAAATCTTCGACTGCCTGATTAATCAGATCAGCATACTCTTCATAGACTTCTTCATCTTGTCCTGGATTGTATCCTTTCACTGGATCACGATTGATGTAAGAAACAGCATCAGTTGCTTTACGAATTTCAGCATATCCTGGACCGTCCATAATAGACATATTTTCAGTGTGCTTATCCATGAAGTTTTGCTCATCGCCGCTCTTCGCTTTATAACCTTCTAAGATTGACAATAGTTTTTCATTCTTCATCGTTATCTACTTCCATTTCTGTTGTGTTTGTCTTATTAAAAGCTGATGATACAACTTCGTCGTATTTTGCTGAAAGGGCAGTTTCAAGTTTTGGTTGAATAACTGCGTCAAATGCATCAAATGCTTTTTGTGGTTTATCTGCTACTGCGGCAGAAATAAAGTCAGTAATACTTGTCATAATTAAATTCCTCTCAGTATTTATTTAAATTAATCTTCTTGGGGTTCTTCTTTTTCCGCTTCTTGTTCTTTCTCATCTGGTTGCGGTTCTGCTGTCACATCATCAGCGTCAAACCCGCCCATTTCTTCTTCGTCTCCAGCATAACGTGGATCGTCTTTTTCAGCAGCAATCTGTTCGTCAATAGTTTTCATTTCTTCTTCTGTTTGCTGCAGGATGTAGCGGCGAGTATACTCGTGAGAATAATACTTGCCGATCGAATCTTCCATTTCTCGCAAAAGACCTACTCGGTCGCGCATAATTTCCATATTCTTCAATTCATGGAAATAGTTATCAATCGCATAATCATAATCAATTTGATGCTTCCACTCTTTCCAATCTTCTGGAGTACAAACACCTTTTAGGATTAACTGCCGCTCAAGCAACTTGTTAAACAGTTCGCTGAATTTATTGCGTAATCGAATAATAAACTTCGAGAACTTCACTTCGTCCCGAGAAACTTCGGTAGCACGACCCAATGTAAATGTAGAGTCAGATTGTAAACGAGTGATTGGTACGTTTAATGACTTATACAAAAGATTCTGGAAGTATTGTACGTCTTCAATCTCACCAAGGTTTTGACCGCCTGGAAGTGTTGTAATCTCAGTACCACGGCCACCTTCTCGGCGAGGCAACCAGAAGTCTTCTAGCATTGTCATAAACTTGCGATCATCTCGCACTTCACCAGTGCCAGAATCGTATACAACCTTGTTCTTAAATTTAGTCATGATGCTGTTAAGATATTGCTCTGCCTTTGCTTTTGGCAAACCACCAACATCAACATAAAAGATTCTTCGCTCAGGTGCGCGCGAGATACGATAAATGACCAACGAATCTTCCATTGATCGTAACTGATTCAATGGTCGTATTGCTTTGTGTAAGTATGATATAATTAAGTTGTTGTCGCTTGCTTGAAGACCGCTGGTACAGTAAGCAATTGAGTCTTTTGAAATTTTAATTCCCGCTGATTGAGAACTTGCGGTAGATTGCGCGTAAGGAACATTAGAACCAGTTTTCTTTAAAAACCCTGCAGGATTGTAGAGATAGTATTCTGCTACAACCTTTTCAACAGGGAGATCTTGATCGGTCTTTTCTTTCTTTACTTCTCGAACTTTCTTAATATATCGCGGATCAATATAACGAAGTTCTATAATACCTTTGGATGGTTTACTCTCGTCAATAATTACATGATAGTACAAACGCCCATCAATATACCAACGACGAAAGATTTCGTAACTTAAATAATTAAATTCTAGTTTCCGCAACAAATTTTCAAACTCATTGCGAATACTCTTTTTAATTGATTCAGTTGTTTCTAAATTATCAAGAACAATAGAAACTGTTTGTTTATCAGAATCTTCTACGATTGCTTCGTTGCAAATATCTTGTACGGCAAGATCAATTGTAGGATCCATTGCCATTGCTCGATACTTTGTCACCAATTCTGCTTCAGTTCTAACGCTCCCGTCTAAATCAACATATGTTCCATAAATGCCGCCAGACGCAATGCTCAGTGCACCGTCATCATTAGTTGGCGGGACGAAAGAAACAACTTTTTCTTGTTCCTTATCTTCCTTTTTGCGTTTTATCTCGAAACCGAATAGATCCATTATAATTTAACTCCGAATAGAAAATGGGGATATAAAAGTATTTATATCCCCGTGGATAACGAAGTTCAGAGGAAAAAGGAAGTTAAAATTAACTTCCTGGTTCCATTACGTCAAATGCCCATGTCACTGTATAAGTTCCAATTGTATCAGTTGTATTCCAATCCAATTCAATTGTACCTACATCAGTCGGCCAGCAACCTTGCAACTTGTATGAACGGAGTTTCCCGCCGCCTTTTCCATACAAAAAGATTTCTGCTTCAGATTTATATGCTTCAAATACTTCAGCGCGGATATTACCATCAGCAGAGTTAATCTGCTCTTGCCAATCTTCCAACTCAGCACGAAGTCCGAAATCTTCTTCAATCATGACCGTTGTTGTCCACTCGGCATAAGTACGATCGCCAGCAACTTTAATCTTACGACCAAAGTATGGAACTTCAATGACACCCATAGTCATAGCAGGAACTTGGGTTGCTTGACACAGGAAATTCATAGAATTCCCTGCGCGAGTTACTTGCGCTTCAAACAGGGCAGGACGATACCCACCCGCTTGAATTGCGCCACCTTTAAAACTTGTTATGCTAAAAGCCATTTGCTTATTCTCCTATGAATTTATTTTTATCTATTTATTAAAATTGACCAATAACTTCGGAGAATTCAACCCCAGTTCTTACAGCAACGAAGTTCAACTGGATGAAGTTAATAGACCGAGCAGGTTTGATGTAGATATCACCAATAAACTCGTTACGATCAATCACTTCACCTGTGTTGTTAGTTTCGTCACAGACTACAACGAAGTCAGTAATTCCTCGGCGACCTTGTACATCACGCAAGAACGGAGTTACGAGGTTGACGAATGAAGCGCGAGTAAATGCATCGTTGAACTCAAACAGAGTAAACTTAGCAGATGTCGCAATTGCTTTCTCGAGAACAATAAACAGACGACGTACATTAATTCGATCAAAGGCAGATGGTTTCGCCAGAAGAGTCTTGTCACCGAACAGTACAGTTCCCTGTCCTGGGAAAGACACAACTGGGTTTACACCGTTCTTATAAAGAACATCTCGCTCTGCTTTCTTAGGATTCCATGCCAAACGAACAAGGTTCTTAATGTTACCACGGTTGAAACCAGCAGGTGACCACCATGCATCACGGATATCGGCAGTATAAGCAGTCAAACCAGCAGTATCGCCGTTCAAAGGAACATAACGATATACATCGTTGTACTTGTCATACTGATACTTGTATCCGCTGTCCATTACAGCATAAGAAGTTGAACGACATACGTTTCGGAAGTCAGTTACATCGCGCTCGATATCTCCAGCAGCATTGTTGACAACATCACCGCGTTCTGGCGACAGATATACTACGCAGTCTTTACGAGTTTCTGCAATATTATCAATCAGATAATTCGGCAACTGAGTACCAATTACAGTACGACCTTGGAAAGTTGTAGAACCACCGATAGATTTACCAGTCAGAATCAAAGATATGTCAACATCTTCAGCAGACTTGAATAAATCGAATGCTCGAATAACTGGCGCCAATGCATCTCCGGAACTTTCTGCTACGCTATCTGTACCGCCAACGAAAGACTGAACATATGGAGCATCGTTCGTAGAAGAAGCAAGATTTTCAGCAGTATTAGAAACAGCATTTGCTCGATCATTAGCAAACCAGATCCAACGCGAACCTTGGTTAATTACTTCTTTGTAATAATTTGCTGCGCCATCATCGTTCTTAGCATCAGTAGCACGAGACAATCGCTGCCATACTTCAAGAGGAGTTCCTGGCGTACCAGTAATCTTACCATCTTCGTCATAAACTACAATATGCATTTCGTCTTGCGCTGAAGTATTACCTTGCGCCAACTGCCAGTTAGACTGTCCAGGAGCTTCTTCTGTAATACCTTGCCCTGCCCAGAACCGCTGGACTGTGTCTGACGAGAAATTTTCGGAAAGACGATAACGATCTGAGAAAGAAATTGTTACCGTTGCTTCGCCAGTTTCTGAACCACTCTCTTCAGTTTTCGTAACAGTTCCTTTCGCAGTAACTTGAAGATACTGTGTAGAAATTGTGCTGTTACCAGCGAGAACTTGGTCAGTAATTGCGATATCAGCCAATACTGAAGTAAGTACAGCAGCTGAAGAGTTTGCATCACCAGAAGCAGTGTTAGAAACTGAAATGGTAGCAGTGTTAGAACCAACTGTAAACACAATGTTTGCAGTGCCAGTGTTAGCAGCATCTACTTCTTCGAGAGCAACGTTGCTTTGATATGCGTTGGCACTATCACAAACAGAAATTTGCAAAGAGTTACCAAGCGCACCAGGATATTTCGCTACCCACTGAATATCAGCGTCATAGGTGCCATCTTTTGTTGCATTATAGTGTTGCTCGTTTTTAGTAACTTGCAGAGCAACGTTCGCTTCACCAGTATTGGCAATTGCGTTGTAAGAAGTTGTACTCCAAGCACGACTTACATATAGGGCATCAGAATATGCCAAATAGTTCGCCGCAGTAAACCATGTCTCAAAATTATCGTTATTTGGCTTGCCGTAACGGTCGACCAACTGATCTTCGCTTTGAATCAGCAGGTAATCTTCTACTGGTCCCCAGCGAAACATACCACCGATTGCTGCTTCAGTTGTAGCAACCTGTGGGATGACAGTAGTCAGGTCGATTTCTGTTACATTTACGCCTGGACTGAGTTGAAAAGGCATAGTATCTTCTCCCTTATAGTTTTTCAACGGTTGAATAATAAATTATTCGTGTATATTATTTATAATATCTAAAGTTCTAGATTTCGTCACCACTAAACAGAAACGAATCGCCACTGACCGCCATCAAAGGTTGTTCTTCAAACATATCATGCCCAGTATCAATAATTCCAAATGGTGTTAATTCGTTTAACAATTGTTCTTCATTCATGTCTCTTAATTGACTAATGGTATTTATATCAGTTAATTCTTTGAAGAATTTCTGGTTCGACAACCATGCAAAGAGAACCAGTCCCATGACAAGATCATCATGGCATCCTGATTCTGCTTCCCAACTGACTCCCTTCTTACTAAATGTAGAAAGTTCCTTAATTGTGTTGAAGTCATTTAAGATAAGTTGATCCTGCTCAATCAGAAGTTTCAGTATCGAGCAACCAATAGACTTGACAGTTTTAGTTGTACGAATACCTTTGTCGCCTTTCGATGAGAATCCTGTAGTCAATCGCTTACCACTACGACCGCTGTTCTCAGTAAAAAGCATATTTTCATATTCATAGTCTTCATTCAATGTAGAAGCAACTTGCTCACCAATGTCGTTTACTTCAACCATGATTTGTGCTTCATTATAGAATTTACCAAACTGATGTAACACTGAAGCATAATCCATTGGCGTGATCATATTATCTCTAAATGTACAAACCTGTACATAGGGCATTTTGGTAATATCAATTACTTGAAACGCAGAGTAATCTAATCCCTTGCCCCGAGAAACATCAACCACAATTACATAATTACGATTTAGTTGTGGTCGATAGTACATTGTCAATCCACCGCGCTCTTCAACTGGATCGCGATAAACTAATTGTTTGAGTTTGCCACCCGAGATTAATGTACCAGAACTGCCAATAAACTCACATTCCATTTCCTGTGAAAATTTTTCGTGATCAAAATCCATCGCAGCGAGTGTTTCTTCTTTCCATTTCTCGTCGCGTCCAGGAACATCATACCACATGACTCTTACAAACTCATAACCATTCTTCTTTGACTTAGCACCTTCGCAAGTCTTATAAAAATGATTGAGTCCGTTCGGTGTTGATGTTAGAAGGATCTTGGTGGTTGTTCCGGATGATATTGTAGGGAATACTGAGGCAAAGAATTCGTCCCAGTTCTCAACGAATGCGGTCTCATCAATGTAAAGGAAAGATACGGATTTACCACGAATAGCAGAAGAGGAAGTAGCGGCAGCAACAATTTTTGATCCATTTTCAAATTCAACACTCCCTTTGTTCCATTCTACGACTCCTTGTTGCAACCACTTCGGAAGTGCTTCGTAAGCAGTTTTAATCCGATCGAGAATTTCTCTTGCAGCGTCTCCTTTATTTGCAAGAAGAGCGACAAGTTTATGATCATTAAACAGAATATAATGAAGGATAAGGCATACAGCAGTCGTTGTCTTACCCGCCTGACGCGAGGTAACAACACATGTTCTTCGATTGTTTGTTGTCTTTTCAATAATCTCTCGCTGATAATCGTAAAGATCAATTGGTATTAGACCGTGGTCAACGTGGACAATTTGTATGTAGTTTTGAGCAAAGTATATAGGATCTTTCGCGCAAGAAACATACTCGCGAATCATATCCTCAGTCCATGATATATCTACACCTTGTCGTTTAAGATTTGCATTGCCAAGATAAGTACGATATTCTTCAATATCCTCAATTGGTTTCTTCATCATTCTCTTTATTAATCATCTTCAATAGATCGCTGGTTGAACCAACGAATAGGTTATTATTCACGGTGTTTGGTGCAGTTTGTTGCTCCACGTTAATGAGTTTCTTTTTCTTATCATGTAAATCAATGAGGTCTTTATTTAATTCACTCAAGTTTTTTATCAACCCAGAAAGAACTTCGTAAGACCGTGGATGCTGTGATTGATCAGCGATGGCAAGTAACTCATCCATTGAGCGAGTACCTTTCTCAATCAGATCATACATATTCCCACGGACATACTCAACATCAGTCTCTGCCTGTCGATCAACAGAAACTGGTGGTTGATATGTTGTTGGAAGTTTTTCTTCTTTTTCTATTGGCGTCAGTCCAAGGACTTCGCCGATCACATCATTCGCCATAATTATTCTCCGAAATCATCTGGGAAAGTTGACTGTGTATCTACAATATAACCCCAGTTTTCTTCTTTCGATATTTCACTCTTATCTACTGTTGCCGCTGCGTTTGTAGTCGGAGAACCATTCGCCAGTTGACCAGGATATACAGTTACGCGCGAGGCAACTTCAGTATTCCCTACAGCATCGTCAATGTCAGTAAACAGCGTTGCATCATAGAATTGAACATTCGCAAGTTTGATAACACCTTGCTTCTTAGTTGGTCCAAAGAAAAACCCTTTCATTGTAAAATCTAAAGTAAAGATCAAAGATCGTCTTTCTTCAAACGAACCTTCGTATACATCATCTTGCGAAGTATTCGTTAACACCAACGGAATATCTAACGTGATATCAGGATCAGAAACTAACTGTACTGTTGTTGTCCACTCTGGTGTAAAGTATGGCAGTATCTGCTCTAGAATTTGTGTGCCATCTTCAACAGTCTTTACAAAAATTGATAGTGAAAACTGTATATCATAAGGAACGGGATTGTACTGATACTTGCGAACATCTTCGTTTGTAGTATTAGTCTTTTCAACGAAACGATTGATTGTAGAAAGTTTCCTTTCTGGGGCATAGTTAAACCCTGTGATCTCAAATCCCATTCTGGGTAATGTAATTGCGAATGGTTGCTCTTGTGGGTCTAGATCTACATCCAAACCTTCTATACGAGCAAGAAACTTTTCCCTTGGACCATATGCCAGTGGAACTTTTAAAGATTGTTTTACATTGCCGCCAGCATCTTTTCGATTAATCCAAACATCATTGAACAGTGTGCCAAATAGAATGACATACTTTCTCAAAGTACCATGATAGAAAGTTTGACCGAACATTAAATATTACCTTCTGAGAATGGATCGGTTTCTGTGAAGTCAATAATACCAGCACCGCCTGTCTGGAATGTTGCGTTTTCTGAGAAAGGATCTTCTACGCTATAAGAGTCTGCTGCTGCTGGTCTTCCAGTGTTAGCATCCATAATCACATCACCATTAGCATATGCCGAATCTGTATTAGAGACCGCAATATTTCTTGAATATAATTCTTCAAGGTCATCAATTTGTTGGATGCCTGTGTTAAGATCTTCGTGACTATATTCAAACAATTCGCAACGCAAATCATAACATTGTAACGCACCAAGTTGATAGAAGTTCGGTGCTTCGTGTTCAGCAAATTTAACAACATAAACTTTTTCTGTAAGTGGGAAATAGATTAAATCGCCTTCTCTTGGACGTGCAATAATTTCTGGTGCACCGATTTCATCAGTGAATACGCGATTCGCCACAGTGAATGTAATCTCATCGCGTATCTGAATGTTAAACTTAGATAAGAAATCACCTTCGCCTTCAAATCCTTCTACGTTCTTAATATACATCTCAATGAGATATGCATCGTTGTATGATGAAATTACACCTTCGCCGAAAACATCATCTTTCTTTTCGATCGTGCGTGGACAATAATAAAGATCGTGTCCATAAATTTTAATTGATTCGATGATTAAATCTTCGATGAGATTCTGTTCAGAATAACTCTCAAAATTATTAAAGAAGACGTTAGTCGACATGTAATTATCCTATCATATCAGAAACTGGAAGCGAATAGTTTATAATCATTTCTTCTTCGAGTCTCTTAACTTCGGTATCTGCGTCGTCGTATATCTTTTGTCCGTTAAACGTAACACCGCCTGGAAGTTGCAATCCTTCAAACTTTGTAAGATTACTACCCCATTGCCTTTTAATTAATTGCGCAGTGTAGTGCTGTAACCAACGATCTGCCCAAACGTCAGTGTATACATCTGGGTCTACAACTTCATATGCTTCTACGAGTAGATAATCGCCAACAGTCATTTTATCCTTTGACATGTCAAGGTGAAGTGTATCACGATGGCGATTGTATCGAATAGGCGATTTGCCTACTAGAATCTCTTGTACCAATCCTAAATGAGTCAGCGTCATATAATAATTAAGCAAACCAACATTGGTCAGCGTGTATAAGTCATTCAAAGCAACCTGATAGCGAATATTAAATAAGTCGCCAGATGAAGTTGACGGATCGCCAATCTCGAAAACTTTTACAACACCAATGATATTCTCAGGAAGAGTGATCGACTGCGTTGAAATTGTATTCGCAGTGATCTGATGTTTATAATATGTTTTCTCAGTTCCGTCGAAATGGTAATCCCAGTAGAATCGCAGTGCTTGGTCAATCCGATCATCAACTTGATCATCATCGACATTAATCTCGATTACTGGTTTACCAAGCGAACGCAGACAGTATTCTTTAAATTCGTTACGGCTACTTGGCACTGCCATATGTCAAAACTCCCTTGAAAATCTAGTGTAAATAAAGTATAATACAATTGTATTTATAGGTATGAGAAAGTAACATTTCCGCATTTAAGAACTTTTCTTGGTAGACTTGCCTTAGACCTAGACACCTCGCTGTTCCAAGACGCGCAGGGCGAATGGTATCGTGCAGGCGGGGATAACGCCACCTTCTATAACATCATTGAACAGGCAGACCCAGAGAAGGTCGTATGCGTACCTGACATCGTATATAACTACAATGACACCAATGGCAATCGGTATCCGATGTTCACCATAGATTCTCTTGGATTGGATGCTTGTGATTTTATTCAGTTAGATATAGAAGGATTTGAGTTGCCAGTTCAACAACATCAACCAGAAGGATTTATTTCTTAATAGTC